CGCTCTTTAAAAACTAGATTACAAGAAGTTTACTCATAACGGCATTATGCGGTCGTGTAGATTAAAAGCCCTACCCTACATAATGAGAGTAAACGGAATACCCACTGAAAGATGAGGCCAGTGAAAAACTGACAGTTACAGAAAGTCCAGTCGCAGTGGGGAAATATCTCAAAGCACATTTGAAGTACAGAGACACAGAGGCTTGTGAAACCTCTGCGAATGATAGAGAGAAGTGTGCTTTGAAATGGCTCTTTGTTGAGTTGGTTGTGGAAACCGACACCTTAAAAACACAAATATAGAATTAGTTAATGCTAACTTTGGAAAATAACGCAGGGTTCAAATCCCAAAAGAGCCTCCATCTCAATCCGCTTTCAAATAGCGAATTAAAGCTCAATCTTCTTGAATAATTGATTGAACGAGAGCGGATTTAGCTGGAAACAGCGTTAGTCATAATAAAAATATCTCCTTTAACATTGGTTATACCATCTAGTCGCTTTCACACTTTGGCCTCTAGAGGGATTTTTTTAACCAATATCTTCATAACCATACGAGGTGAAACTATGAACAAGTTAATCAATTTTATTAAAACAACTGCTTATGTAATCGCAACTATCCTTTCAATCTGCCTAGTTGCTATGACAATGCTTACTGCTCTAGCGGCACAGGCAAGCGAACCAACTGCATTAGAGCGTGAACAAGCACGCATACAGTGGATTGCCGAGAATGGGCGATACCAACCAAATCTAACCGAGCCAGCTAAACAAGAGGCTCTAGTCTTTACCGCAACAAAACAAAAGGAATTAGACGATGCGAAAAGTAGAAATTAAACCAGAAAAGCACGATAACGGATGGATTGCAGTAGAGAGAGTTAATAACCGTATTGTTTGGAAATCGTCTAATTTCGCAATTGAGGAATTAGCACAGGAACGATGCAATCAGAGGATTGCTTTAAAAGAAAGAGAGGCTAAGCGCTTAGGTGTTAGTTTTTATCTATATCAGACTGATGAAGTTATCAATGCTAAAAAAAGACAAGATTAAGCGAATTACAAAGGCACAGGCTCGCTCATTGCAGAGATATGAGGATTATATCGAGTTAAGAGAAAAGCAGCCTGTAAACGAGCGTAAGGAGCTTTTTATGCTTGCTGATTTAAAGGCGTGCTTTGGTGTTCACTTATATATCGTAGAGCGAGCTATCTCTGACGGGATATTACCAGAGCCAACCAGAATAGTTTGCAATGGTAGCAAAGCGAGAATTTTTAAATTTGATGAAATAAAAGGTTATTTTAATTTCTTAAAGGAGTTTCCAAATGGAAAGTCTACAAGCTCAATGGGAGCGTAAAACATTCGATGATTATGACCGCAGATGTTGTGCCGAAGATGCGTATAACGAGGCTGTAGAGCGTGAAATTGAGTGTATTGAAGATGATATTTCAAATGGTGATAGCGATGCTATCTGTGCGTTTAGCGAAAAGATGTTTGATGATGAAGAATTTCTTAAAGCGGTCGCACTTGGCACTGACTATGAAGAAATGCGAATTAAAATCTTGACTGCTATGGCAGAAGATAGATTAGAACAGTTAGAAAAGGATTATAGAAATGGATACATCCTTAATGATTAACCGAAAAGAAAATGACCGCTCCGCTAGTAAAGAACGAGAGCAAAAACTTAATGAATTTCAAGATTGGTTAATGAGTGGAATTATCGACCCACAAAGAGCAAAGGAAATCATTGAACTTTATTACAAAGAAATGCCATTTTAGGTGAGTAAAATGAAAATCTATATCGATATTGAAACAATCCCCACACAAAGCAAAGAGCATCAAGATTTTGTGTGCGAAAACCTTAAACCGCCTGCTAATTACAAGAATGAAGAAACGATTAACAAATGGCTTGAAGAAAACAAAGAGCTTGCAGTTAATAAAACCTCTCTAGACGGTGCGTTTGGTGAAGTTGTGGTGATTAGTGCGGCTATTAACGATGATGAAGTTGTTACGTTCTACCGTAAAGATTGGCAAGTCAAAGACCGTGAGAAAGACATTTTGACACGGTTTAATAACTGGCTGAAAGAGCAAGCTAACCGATGCAAGACTGTTCCGGTATTCATTGGGCATAACGTAACGAGTTTTGACGGATTGTTTTTGTGGCAACGCTACATTATCAATGGCGTGAAACCATATTACAAGATGGACAAACGAAATACCTACGACACAATGTGGGAATGGTGTGGATATAACCGAGAATCAAAACCTAGTCTTAATAAGTTATGCCAAGTGCTTAATATCGAACAAAAAGGCGATATTGACGGTTCTAAGGTGTGGCAAGCGGTACAAGATGGTCGCATTGATGAAGTCGCTGAATATTGCGCTAAAGATGTTGAGCGAGTACGAGCGATTTATAAACGAATGAATTTTGAGGTGTAGAAATGGCTGACGAAGAAAAACAATCTCTACAGCGTAGAGCGTGGGATTTATTAAGTAAAATCAACGCAAACGACAAAACAGAAACTAAAGGCTCTGGTAAATTTGCTCTTAAATATCTGTCTTGGGCTTGGGCTTGGGGTATATTGATGGAAAATTTCCCAGAAAGCAGTTACGAAATACATCAAGATAAAATCCTGCCTGATGGTTCTGTTATGGTATCTGTAACACTAACGATTAAAGATGGTGATGAGCAATTTAGTCGCTTTATGTGGTTGCCTGTAATGAACCATTTAAACAAGGCAATTATAAATCCTGATGCTATGGATATTAATAAGGCGACTATGCGATGCCTTGCGAAAGCTATTGCGATGTGTGGACTTGGGCATTACATCTACGCAGGTGAAGATTTACCGGTAGATGATGAAACCCCAAAGACAAAATCACAAGAACACTCTCAAAAATCAACCCAGCAGAATGTGAATTCTACTCAAGATAAATCAATCTTGGATAAATTGAAAGGCGGCTTGAAAGAGTGCGGAAACAAGAAAGAACTTGAAGAACGCTACGCAAAACAAATGCCGTGGATTGAAACTAATCACCCGAATTTAATTGATGATTACAATTCTTTCTATGATGAATGTATTAACAATTTAAAAGCATAAGGAAACAAAATGAGCGTGAATAAATGCCTTTTTATCGGCAACCTAACCGCAGACCCTGAAATCAGAACAATGCCTAACGGTGAGCAAGTGGCTAACTTCACCATTGCACTTAACGAGCGATACAAGGCGAAAGACGGAAGCATTGTAGAAAATGTTGAATACGTTCGCATTGTACTCTACCGTAGATTAGCCGAAATCGCAGGTCAATATCTACATAAAGGTTCACAGGTTTATATTGAGGGGCGCTTAAAAACTCGCAAATGGCAAGATAACAACGGACAAGACCGTTACACCACAGAAATTCAAGGCGATAACTTGCAGATGTTAGGCGGTCGCCAAGAAGAACAGAAACAAGCAAAACCAAGCAAGGCTAAGCCAGAAACTGAACAAGATGATTTTTCAGATGGGATTCCATTCTAGGGGTTAATTATGAGTAAATTTATTAAATTGACAAATTTTAGAGCTGGTGATGGTGATTTAATTGTAAATGTAGATTTAATTAGAACTGTAACAACAGCACACAATGACTGCTCTATTGTTAAGTTTTCGGACGAGCATAATGTTGTAGTAAAGGAAACTCCAGAACGTATTTTAAAAATGATTGAGACCGCCAAATAATGCGGTTTTCTTTTGGGTAAATTATGAATAAAGAAACAGAACACGAATTAGCGGAATTACACGAGAAAGAACGGAGTTTAGAAAAAGCTTTGGAGCTTGTGCGTGAGAAAATCCGTGAGTTAGTTAATTACACAGATAAGAACAAGGGGCAAAAATGAATGAAATTAAAGTGGGCGTACCCTACTCTAGATTTAAAGATATTTTTACCTGCTATTTCTTTGCGAGAATCAATAGTGAAAATCAAGAATCGGTGAAATTGGCTATCCGAGATGCGATTAATTACTGGTCGTCATTCGATAGTGAGTTGAGAAATGAAATTATCAGAATTTCAGAATCTTCAATCGAGAGAAATAGCCGTCGCCTTGAGAAATTTATTTTATGGGCGAAACATTATTTCGATACGCCGCAAGAAACAAACACACAAAGACCACTGGTTGATATTTTGCCAGTGGTTAATATGGCAAAGGTAAACCATAAAGCGGGTGATTGATATGATTGTTTGGGCATTATTCGATAGTGGCAATGGTTGCTATACGCAAGGTGCAGAGCTATTTAATCAGTCAGTCAGTCAGTCAGTCAGTCAGTCAGTCAGTCAGTCAGTCAGTCAGTCAAAATATACCCTATCGGCATAGATATTGAGAGTAAAAATAACCATTTTATTAATCTTAATTTAGCTGATTACAGTCGTATGTTTGGCGATAACAAGCTATTCGATGAGCTTGATAAACTGCCTAAACCTGATTTGATTATAGCTAGTCCGCCTTGTGAGAGTTGGTCAGTTGCAAGTGCAATGTGGGGAGGAAATGCAAGTTGGAAACAGGAAACAGGCGCAGTAAATCGTGAGTTATCAAAATTCACAGTAAGAAGTCGTGCAGATTATGATTTACCGCACGTCCAATTTAAATATGACCGCTCTTTCCTAAACCGTATTAATGGTGAGCTTTGTATCTACAACACGATAGAAATTATCAAACGTTACAATCCGAAAGTTTATGTAATAGAAAATCCAGCAAGTAGCAAGATTTGGTATTACATAGACGATATTTTAAATTTTAAAATTCCGTTTGATAACTTAGCTCACTATCATTGCTATGGCTTTCCTCACAAGAAAGCAACGAAATTTAAAAGCAATATCAAATTACCTTTACGGCATAATCACAAAAAGAAGAGTGAAATTAGAATGAAACATTTAGATCATTCGTATAATTTCAGATCGAACATTCCACTTGAATTAATAGTGGATATTTACAAAGCAGTAAATCAATATTTAACAAATCCAATAGTCGTTCCAAGTGAACGCCTTTTGTTTTAATGGAGAAAGAAAATGAAAGAATTTAAAGAATGGTTGTTATATATACTAACAGGCTCTTTTGTTCTTGCTGTTGCTGGAGCTTGGATAGGATTATTCTTTGGTGTAGCGTGGAAAGCGTTTTGCTTGGTGACTGGATAAGATATTTAAAAGAATTGATTTACATTGACACCGCTTATACTTCGGATTATGATAACCGTACTTTCAACAGAAAGTCGGGATTAGCCTCCTGAAATGTATAGAGCGGTGGAAAGACAGACGCTCAAAGCGTCTTTTTTTATAGCCGAAAATCAGTAAATCATACCTTAAAAAGGTTATACCAATTTGGTATACCCTTTAAAGTAGTCAATGATGGGCTGAGTTGGAGATCTTCGGATCGCCGTTTTCTCTGTACAACGGTAAGGCTAATCCAATTCAGTTCATCACCAGTTTAGCCTCTGTGTGATGAGTTTTTAAAAACTTGTACAGAGATTTTAACAATGACAACTTTAACTTTTCAAAATACTACCCTTTCGGTTATCAACCAAAACAACAAAACTTTCTTTACAGCAACTGATTTAGGTAATGCATTAGAATATATCCAACCATCAATTGCAGTTATGAAAATCTACGACCGCAACGCAGACGAATTTACCGCAGAAATGACCGCACTTGTGGAAATGCCAACCGCAGGCGGTATTCAAAAAGTGCGTATC